ACATAAAGTAAGACAACTTATTGCCTGTGAAAATTTACCTGAACCAGAGTTACCGCTATGCACAGATAAAGATTTGTGGCGTAAGGAAGACTCATTCAAGTATTACAGCAATCCTGCTGCTACAGGTAAGAGCACAAAGAACTTTAGTTCAATGTACGAAGCACAACAGTACTTCATTGAGAAAGGTAGCAAAGGTCGTATCGATACAGTGAAGGGACAAGTAACAGCTTGTTTATATTGTTCTGCATTTACGCTATGCAGTCAGAAAGATGACTTAATAGCTGCAGGTGAATTAAAACTTTAGGAACTATGATGACAACACAATTAAAGCCATTTGACCAAATGAGTTACGATCCAGTAACTGAAATGCTCACAGATATTATGTGTGCAAAGACTCAGAACTCAGAACGTATGTTCTTTCGTATCGCATGTACTTATTACTGGGGAGTACTAGCTTCTCAGATGCACGCAAACATTCAAGGATGGGGTGGTAATAGTTTACCTATTAACATCTATGCAATGAATCTTAGTCCATCAGGTACTGGTAAAGGTTACTCTACTGGTTTGATGGAACGTAGTGTCATTGACCGCTTCCGTGATACATTCATGGAAGATACTTTCCCGTTGGCTGCAGAACAAAACATGCAGAAGCTTGCACAGTCACGTGCATTGCGTAAGGGTTCAGACCCACATGATGAATTAGCAGCATTAACCAAAGAGTTTAATTCTATTGGTTCTCTGCTATTCAACTTTGACTCTGCAACAGTTCCTGCTGTAAAGCAATTACGCCATAAGCTCAACCTAGCTAAAGCAGGTGGAGTCAATCTACAGATTGATGAGATTGGGGCTAACTTAGTTGGGCAAGAGGAAGTAACAAATGCATTCCTTGAACTGTATGATACAGGCATGATCAAGGATAAGCTTGTTAAATCAAGTGCTGAGAATACTCGCTTTGAACGTATTGAAGGTGCTACACCAACGAACATGTTATTTTTCGGTACACCATCAAAACTATTAGACTCAGGTGCTACTCAACGTCACTTGGTTGACATGCTAGAAATGGGCTATGCAAGACGCTGCTTCTTTGGATACATTTCCAAGGTTAAAAAGAATGTAGCTGCAGATGCCACAGAGTTAGTAAACCAGATGTTTAATAGCTCTAATGATGCTCAGCTAGATGCATTAAGCTGTTCACTAGAACAACTAGCTGACATCTCTAACTTAAACAAGATTGTTCGTATCGAACAGCCAGAAGCTATCTATCTAATGGAATATAAAATCCATTGTGATCGCCGTGCTGAACAGCTTAAAGAGCATGAACATATCTTACGTTCAGAGTTAGAAAACCGCTTCTTCAAAGTATTGAAGTTAGCAGCTGCTTACGCATTCCGTGACTACTCACCAAACATTCGTATTCATCATCTTGAAGCTGCAATGAAACTTGCAGAAGATTCAGGACGTGACTTTGTACGCTTAATGCAACCAGAGTTTGATTATGAAAAAGTAGCTAAGTATTTAGCTGACTGTGGTACAGCAGTTACGTTGCCAGACCTAGAACAAGCATTACCTTGTTTCCGTGGTTCCAAGCAGCAGAAAGATCAGATGCTCGAATATGCAGTAGCATGGGCCTACAAGAACAATATCATCATCAAGAAATTGTATGATGGAAATATCTTGTTCTTACGTGGTGAATCATTACGTAGAACCGACATTGATAAATTAATCATTTCTACAAGCGATAAGCTTGCAGAAGGTTATGCTCAACAACGTATTAAGTTTGATGACTTAGAACAGTTGGGTAAGGTCAATGGCTATCACTGGGCAAACCATCACTTTGATGGTGGCTACAGGCGTGAAGATCATACACTGGTAGGCTTCAATACAATTGTGTTAGATGTGGATGGAACTCTACCGTTAGCTACAGCAATGGAGTTAATGAAGGATTACAAAGCATTCTTCTACACAACTAAGCGTCATCAAGATGAAGATGGCTTAGATCGCTATCGTATTATCTTACCAACGAACTATGAACTCGAATTAGACCGTGAGGAATATAAGATGTTCATGGATAACGTTATGTCAGCCCTTCCATTTGAAATGGATGAATCTTGTAACCAACGTAGCAAGAAATGGCTTACATGTGAAAGTGCTATTACTCATGTTAATGATGGTGAGCTATTTGATGTACTCCCATTCATTCCTCGTACAGCTAAGAATGAAGAACGTGAAGCTCGCTTCAAGGATCAGAAAGACTTAGATAACTTAGAGCGTTGGGTATTGAACAACACAGGTGACGGTAATCGTAATAAGCAGTTGTATAACTATGCAATGGTATTAGTGGAATCTGGTTTAGAATTTGCAGAAGTAGGTATTAAGGTTCGTAATCTTAATTCTAAGCTTGCTGATAAGCTAAGTGATGATGAGCTACAGGCTACAATCCTTAAGTCTATTCAGAACAAATTCAAGGGCTGAGCTTCGCTCAGTCTCGTGCAACATAAGGAACCAATTTAGGTTCCTTACTTTTTTGGAGTTAAAATGACAGCTGCAATTGAACAAGTCAATGACAACCTAATATTGATTGGTGGTGAATCAGGTGCAGGTAAATCTGCCTGTCTGATGAATCTACGAAATCAGGAAGGTGTATTGTACTTAAACTGCGAAGCAGGTAAGAAATTACCTTTCCGTAATAAGTTTCAAAGCGTCACAATCACAGACCCATTACAAGTCTACGAAGGCTTTACATGGGCAGAGTCTCAACCAGACATTCATACAATCGTTATTGATTCAGTATCATTCCTTATGGAAATGTTTGAGTCAGTACATATTGTGGGTGCTGCAGATACTCGTGCTAAGTGGCAAGACTACTCACAGTTCTTTAAGAACTTGATGCAGCAGTATGTAGCTAAATCATCTAAGAATGTGATTATGATTACTCACATTGCTGAAGATGTAGATGAAGCTAGGGGCTTACGTAAAACACAAGCTCGTGTTAAAGGTGCATTAAAGAACACAGGTATTGAAGCTTACTTCTCACTTAATGTGAATGCTAAGAAAGTTCCAATCCGTGATCTTGAACAGTATCAAAACCAATACTTGAACATCACTGAAGATGACAAGCTTGTTGGATATAAGCATGTGTTCCAAACACGTATTACCAAAAACACTACTGGTGAGCGTATTCGTGGACCTATGGGTATGTTTAAACCAACTGAAACCTTTATTGATAATGACGCACAAATTCTATTGGATGTGGTGCATGAGTTCTATAAAGAAGATTAACCGAAAAGACCTAACAGTCGAACTCGTTAAACAGGTATTAAACTATGACCCTAATACTGGAAATCTTACTTGGGCTAGTAGCCTTCACTCTAAACGTATGCTATCTGGGCAGCGTGCTGGGAGTCTAATTAAAGACACTGGTTATAGACAAGTAACCTTCATGGGTAGCACCTACAAGGAACATAGATTGATTTGGTTTATGCAAACAGGCGAATGGCCTAAAGGCGAAATAGACCATATCAATCAGATACGTTCTGATAACAGGTGGGCTAACTTACGTGAAGTATCCAAAGCCGAAAATGCTCGTAACCGAGGTCGTAATCCTCACTCCAAAGTGGGTGAGGTTGGTATCTGGTATAACAAGCGAACTTTTAAGTATGTGGCTGAAATTACCTACAATGGTAAGAAGGTCTTTCAAAAGTCTTACGATAATGTTGAGGATGCAATCCGAGAACGTAAGGCAAAAGCAATTGAACTAGGCTTCCAAGATAATCATGGCAGCAAACCAACAGGAAATTAACTATGTCAATTTTTGGTACAGGCGCAGCAAGCACTAACGTAGAAGCAGAAACAGATTATAGCAAACGTACATTAGACTCTGGTGTATACAGCGGTACTTTAGGTATTGTCTTTGCAGGTCAAGCAGCTTCAGGTGCTCGTAACGTCACAATCCATGTCAACTTAGACAATGGCAAGAAGCTTACAGAAACTGTTTACATCTCTAACAAAGATGGTCAAAACACTTATGAAAAAGATGGTAAGCATTACTTCTTACCAGGTTTCCAATTAATCAATAACCTTGCAATCATGACAACTGGCAAAGGCTTATTTGATTTAGCAGACGCTGTTGAAACACGTTCAGTTAAATTATATGACTATGAAGCAAAAGCAGACGTATTAACTGATGTTCCTGCTATCGTACCTATGATTGGTCAACGTGT